ACAGATCAAGACTCTAAGTGATTATACAATACACGTGCGCATCTATTTATAGTAAATATGATCCCTTAACACGTGATGTGTTAATCAATAACCGCACATCCCCCTTTCTAGACAAAAACATAGTCAACGCTAAGGCTGAAGTTCTGAGACTCAAAATGGGAAATCTGGCAAATCTATAAAACTTTATCTCTTATTAAAGAAAGTCAACAGTCACTGTCCGGTTAAACAGATAGATGGAACGAAACAGATCGGTCTCTCTAAACGGTTAAACTATGAGACTAAGTTCACAAATCGAGTCGGGTAGGCGGAACAACAGTTCTACCCGAACGAGTCTTAACAACACTACAGGGAGGGTTGACGTCTTGTGGGGTTCCTGTATCCTTGTTCCTGTGGTCATTTCCGGTTGGTGAGGATGTAACAGTTTCCTCGATCTCCTCCTTCGGGTTTGGGACAAGATGTCGTCTATTCCTGCGTAGGAGGGATTGCTCTGTTTTGACGACATATGACCTGGGCTGAGGGGATTTCTGAATCACCACTGCTGGGGAGCTTTTGTCTGGTATCCAAACTTTGTCACCAGGATTTAAATCAGGAAGTACTGATGCTCGATGGCGTTTATTGTAATTTTCAGCTTGTCGCTGTTTGTAAGCACTCTCAGTCTTTCGGAGCTGTTCGAAGTCAGGCAGCTTGGGAATTAGTTTCTCAGGTGCCAGTGGGAGTGTTGAGCGCAGCTTTCTTCCCATCAGTAGCTCTGCTGGGGTGTAACCATTCTCCAGTGGGGTGGATCTGTATGTAAGTAGTGCCAAGTATGGATCTTCTGACTTGATGATCAAGGTTTTGGCGGTCTTGACAGCTCTTTCCACTTCACCGTTACTCTGCGGGTAGCGAGGCCTGCTTGTGAGGTGTGTGAAGCCCCATTCTTCGGCGAATTTTGAAAATGTTGCGGCTGCAAATTGAGGTCCATTGTCAGAGACAATGATTTCTGGGATGCCATGGCGACAGAAGAACGACTTTAAGTGATTAATAGTGTTCTCAGTTGTTGTACTCTTAAGGGGAGCTATTTCGAAGAATCTCGAATAATAGTCCACGACAGTGATGTACGTCTTGCCATTGTGGTAGAACAGGTCGGTGGCTACCTTTTGCCATGGTCTCTCTGGCAGAGGAGTTGGTATCATAGGCTCTGCATGGTTCTTTCGTTGTTTGCAACAGGTCGGGCACGTTGTGACCATGTCTTCAATCTGTTTGCTGAGACCAGGCCACCAAACTGACTCACGGGCTCTTTCGCGACATTTGCGGATTCCTTGGTGGCCCGCATGGATTTTATCCAACATGTCCAATCGAAGAGATGAGGGAATGATGAGTCTTGAGTCTTTCATCAGGAGTCCTCTCTGGAACGTAATAGAAGCTCTTTCGGGCCAATACGCATTAATTGCTGAGTTCAGCTTTGACTTGTCAGGCCATCCTTCGGTGCAGAATTGCTGTATATTTCGGCACACTTCATCATCTTGCTGGTGAAGTCGTATCTCTTCTAATCTTCGTTCAGTAGCTGGTAACCCTTCCAGGATGTTAGCCACGTACAAATTGAGGTCTTCATTGAGACGTATGTCAGCTTTCGTAGGTGACTTTCTCAGAGGTGCTCTTGAAAGTGTGTCTGCAATGACCAAATCTTTTCCTGGAATGTGACAGATGATGAATGAGTATTTCATTAATCTCATTTTAAATCTCTGAATCCTAGGAGGAAGTTCATCCAAGTTTTTTGAGCCAAACAGCGGCACCAATGGTTTGTGGTCTGTCTCGATGAGGATGTCCTTTCCCAGGATGTAGTCGTTAAACTTCTCGCACGCCCAAGTTGTCGCAAGTGCTTCCTTTTCTATTTGAGCATACCGCTGCTCAGTGCTAGTCATGGATCTTGACGCATAGGCTACTGGTTTCCTTGCTCCAGTTTCTTGTTCTTGTAGGAGGACTGCGCCAAGTCCATAAGATGAGGCATCTGCGGACAAGATTGTTTTCTTGGCAGGATCATAGTGTGCAAGGACTGGGGTTGAAGTTAGCTCTTTTTTCAACCTCTCAAAGGTGTCTTGCTGGGTCGGACCCCAAAGGAATTCATTCTTCGTGCTCAGAAGATCTCTGATTGGTTTGGTTTTCTCCGCTAGGTGGGGAACAAACTTTCCTAACTGGTTCACCATTCCGAGAAACCTGCGTACGTTACTCACATTCTGGGGCGTGTCCATGTCCTGGATTGACTCTGTTTTCTCTGGGTCAGACTTGATTCCGTCTCCGTTAAGAACATATCCAGCAAACTTGACTTCTTTCTTTGAAAATTCGCACTTTTCTGCATTTAGGGTGGCTCCAGCGCCATCAAGCTTCTGTAGTACCGCTTTGAGTCGACGGTCATGTTCCTCTTGGGTTTTCGCATGGATGAGCATGTCATCAATAATGGAAATGTGGCCCTCGGATCCCTCCAATATTTGGCTCATCTTCTTTTGGTAATGTTCGGGCGCAGACTTGATCCCGAACGGCATTCGATTAAAACAGAATCTGCCAAAGGGTGTGATGAATGTCGTCAACAAGCGGGAACCTGGATCGAGCTTTTCCTGCCAGAATTCAGAATTACAGTGCAACTTGGTGAAGAACTTTGATTCACTGATCTCGGCCAAAAGGTTGTCAATCTTTGGTAAAGGGTATGTCTCTCGTAGAACATTCTCATTGAGTTTCGTTAGATCGACACATATGCGAATTCTCCCATCAGGCTTTGGAACAACAACCATGCCTGCACACCAGTCGGTTGGTATGTCAACTTTTGAAATGACGCCAAGGGTTTCCATTCTCTGTAGCTCTTCTTTGACCTTCGGCATGAGAGGTAGTGCTACACGTCTTGGTGTTGTAATCGCATAAGGTGTTGAACCAGGTTTCAACTTGATGCTGAATTCTCCTTCCAGCTCCCCCAGACCTTTAAACAAATTTGGGTACATTGTTTTAACTTCTTGCTCAATTCTTGTGCTGTCATCTGAATGGATTGTTTCGACTTTTTGTACCAGGTTCAGGGCTTCAATGGCTGGTCGTCCTAGCAACGGTTCTTTTAGGTTTTCAACGATGTAGATTTCTTGCGTGGTCGCTTTGCCATTTCCGGTTTTCAGGTTTCCTTTGATTACTCCTTTTACAGAAAGTTTAGACTGCCCAGGTCCAAACAGTTCTCGTGAGGATTTGTGGAGATTGCCCATTCCGGTTTGCAAGTACAAGGGCTCTGGAATGACTGTCACATCTGCACCAGTATCGATTTTAAAACGCATCTCTGCTTTTCCGAGCGATAAATTCACGGACCATTTTTGTTGTTGTTCGTCGCCTTCGACTGTTCCAAGGAAATAACAACCTTCGTCTGAAGTTCCACTTTGTATTTCTTCGCCTACCGAACGAACGATTTTGCTTTTACATTCTGAAGCGTAGTGTCCACGTTTTTTACATTTCAGGCAAGTCGCAACGGAAGCTGGACATTTTTCTCTTTTATGTGCTGGCGATTTGCCACATCGATAACACTTCTTCGCGGGAGGCCTTTTAGAATATTTCTGATCTTTCGATTCTTCGGGCAATTTTCCTTTATTTTTCGGCGGTTTCCACTTGGTGTCTCGAATGCGGTTAATTTTTCCATCTTCTCCATCTCCTTTAAGGATTTCGTGATGTGCTTTTACCAGCTCTGAAGACTTCGATTGCTTCACGGCTTTATCGAGTGTGAGCGTATCATCTTGCATAAGTTTTTGTGACAACGTGGCATTACGAATGCCAACAACGATGCGGTCTCGTATTAATTCTTCTTTGAGTGTTCCAAACTGGCAGGTCTCTGCAAGCTCGTACAGGCTTTCGATGAAATCGATCACGGATTCTTGTTCGCCTTGAACACGTTTGTTAAATCGAGCTCTTTCGAAGATAACATTTGTGCGGCCCACAAAGTGTGTTGCGAAACGTCCTTTTACCGTCTCGTAGACTTGATCGTCTTCAACGAGTTGAAAGCTTCTAAAGATTTCATTCGCGTTTCCACCCATTGCGTAAACCAATGTGTTTATCTGCACTTTCTCGTCTTTTTCGTCGAGGCCAGCAGCAATGCGATAGCATTCGAAGCGTTCGATCCATCGTTTCCACTCCTCTGGTTTCTTTGAATCTAATTTTTCTGGTAGAGGGATTTGAGATGATGCCATTTTGATTTTATCGGCCGGGTTTTTCGTCGTTTTCCGATACTTCTGACACCATGTAAGGTTTTTATTCTGTTCATTCACAGATCAAGACTCTAAGTGATTATACAATACACGTG